ATTGTAATTGCTGCAATTCCACCACTTAAAACCGAAGCCCCGTTTACAGTAACGTCTTGAACCGTTCCACCACCAGAACTTGCTTGAACCACCCAAGTTGTTGCACTTGATGTTACATTAGAACAATAAATAACATCGCCAATCGATAAACTTTCACTACCTGTTTCAAAGTTGGATGAACCAGAAGTTGCGTCAATCGTATAAACCAAAGTATTTTTTGGGTATTTAGTACCCGCTGCACCTACTCTATAATAATCTCCAACTTTATATGTATAAGTATCTCCTACATTCCCTGAAGGTTGACTAGATACAGTTCCGGCACTTGCGTTAAATATTGCCAAGAATCTGCCGATATTTTTCAAATTATTAATTTGAGTTTGCAGGTTTACATCTTCATCTTCCAAATCGCCAATGCTTGCAGCTAAACCGCCAATTGTTGCTCTTGCCTGTGTGCTAAATCCAAGAGTATCATAATCCACATACTTGCACCAAACATTAAATATGCCAGTTTCAGCTTGCGTGATTTCTGCAGTCGTTGGATAAGTAAAATACCCATCTTCATCTAGGTTTTGCCAACCTACAGTTACTTCTTTCCCACTTAATCGAGTATCTGTGAATGCGATGCTCGAATATACCCATTTCCATCCATCAGTCGAAAACGTCAAAAGTCCATACCCATTTACAGAATATCCAAAATCTGCTAACTTTACTGCGACAAGATGAATTGATACTCCACTTGTAAATAAATATGTCGTTCCTTCTTCATATGTAGTAATTGATGCAAGTCCTAAATCTTTTGTTCTTCCTGAACCTGTACCCCCTTCTACATATTCTGTATCAAACCATACTCTTTTTATCGAACTGCCGACTACTATCGATTTTGTCGTATCGTCAGAAAACCATTCTAGTGTATCATCAATTTTTAGTGTAGGTTGTTTTTTATCTAATTCAAGTTGTAAACCTGTAATATCTATAATATCTAAATCTGCTCCACCGGTTACAATACCCTGTGAATTATATGTAATTTTGCATTTCGTAGCACCGGTTAAATCAGTTGCCTTATCTGCTTTGCCACTAATATCACTATATAACGCTAAATCAGTTCCTTTGAATTTAGGTCTTGTTGCATTTTGATTTGCTTGGAATGTTGGGCTTGATGGCATTGTTGTATTGCCCTTTTCTCCACTTGCATACATACTATAACCTGTTGCATCAAATTGGAAAAATGCATCTTCACCAGTGTTTCTATTTCCTCTACGATGCATAAACTTTGCAGTTCCGTTAGAATTTATAATGAATCCACCTGTATTAACATTATTACCATCTGCCGTACAAAGTCTAGTTGCCTGTACCCCTGTGAATCTTGTATTGGTTTCAGAACCTGTAAATATTCCATATCCACTTGTTGTAGATACAGTTAATTCACCCTGCTTTGTTTCACTTGCGGTAGATTTTGAAATGTAATTGCTCAAATCGCTCGTTGTAGCAAGACCAGTAACAGCACCACTACTACCATTAACACTTGTAACGTATGTTGTAGGAACTGCTAACTTTGTTTTCAAGGTTGCAAGACTACACCATTTTTGTCTACCACCACTAGCAAACGGATCCATTGTGCAAATATAATCGACCGTTGTATCTTGTGGTAAAGATGTGCTATTCCATCTAATACCATTGCTGCCAATGTTTGTTTCGTTGTTGCCACTTGCTTTTAGGTTAAGAACACCAGTCATTGTGTTTGATCCATCTAAACGAAGATCAATACCACTTGCTTCTTTACCTGCTATTGCTGTTTCGTTTGCAGTAATCTTGCCTACTAATGTGCTAGTAATTCCAGAGTTGACTGCCGACCATTGTGCCGCTGTTAAACCACTATTATTGACTATGTATTGATAATCCCAACCGTTATTGTAAATGTATCTTGTTGTTGGGTTTTCACCAGTTGTTGTAATAGTCTTACTTTCATCGGCTAAAACTACTGTGTAGTCATTTCTTGTTGGCTGTCTAACTACACCACCACTATAAAATGTTGTTGCTGCATTTAACTCTGCCTTTGTTGCGAAAGCATCACCATTTGCATTTTTTGTAATGTAATATGAAGCAACATTGTTAATGCTACTATTAACAAACGCCTTATCGGCTAATTGGTTAGAACTACTTGCAGCACTTGGTATTTTGGCTGTTACGCCATTAAAATCGGTTTGTGTTGCATAGTTGCCTAATGCTAGGTTTTTATTAGCATCTGGGGTTATTGTATTACCATTAATTGTTGCAGACTGGACTGTGCCACCGCCGCCACCACCTTCATATAATTCAGTAAAGTTGGCTTCTGCTGCATCAATAATTTGCTTTGTGCTTTGTATTGTTTTAATGTGTCTTTGTGCCATAATCTACCCCTTATAATGTAATATCACCATCTGTGCAATGTGCTTTTGTATAACTACTGTTATATTTCCAATATGTGCCTTTTGTGATAGCATTCCATTGTGCCATTGTGCCTGCATAATTAAATGTCATATTTTGTCCGTTATATGATCTTGTGTCTACAAAAGCATAGTTACCAAAACTGGTTACACTTACTGGAATGTCTAGTGTTAAACTATTCATATTTCTACTTGCAAATGCCCTTTCATTAATAGTTGTTACACCACTAGGAACTGCTGTTGTGTTAGCACCACCGAACACTAATGTTGTGCCTGCCTTGTTAAGCATTGCGTTGTTTTCACTCTTAAAATTAGGGTTGTTTGTATTAACTATAAAATCTAAAATCTTATTATCACTAGCAAAAGAATTTGCTGCTATACTTGATAAACCTGCACCAACCACAACGTGTTCTAAATTAGAAGCATTAGCAAAAGCATAAGAGTTAATAAATTGAATGTTGTTTGGTATAATAAGTGTTACGTTTCTTAAATAATTCATAGCATACATATTGATATTAAGAATATCACTATCAGTTGGAATTATTACTTCGTTGCCATAAATACCTGTTATCTCGTTATCACTATTAATGATTACGCCTGTTTCATTTCTAAAACTACTACCTTCTTCAATAGTTAAATATTGCAAATTAGGGCATCTATTTAATGCACCTGCTGCAAGAGTTGCATTCTTATATATGTATAATCTTGTTAAATTAGGACATACAAGCCCAGTAATATTTGTAGCTGGACTAATCTTTAATGTTGTTATGCCTGTGCTATTTACACTCAAATTGTTAACATTACCATCTTCTAAATCAAGTTTTGTAACATTATCATCATTAACTTCACAATTAACTCTAACACAACCTTTAACTGTTATTTGTGTTGATCCACTTGGAACAATCTGCATAATGTCAGTATTTGCTTGTGCTTTATTGTATGAAACTGAACTAATGTTTGTTGTTACTACGCATTCTGTATAATAGTTAATATCATATAAATACTTTTCCATTTGATTAACCAACAAATAATCAAGCCTTGCATCGCTAATTGCTGGAATATCCCCAAACTTATCTTTAATGTATTGTGGAATACTACTATTAGCAAATGCGTATAAACAAGAATATACATAACTTGCATAACTATTATTTGTAGGAATATCAGTTACATTCCAATCGCTACGTGGAACTACCCAAGCAGTAATTGTATAGTCATAATCTGTTGTGATTTTGTTATATAAATAAGTGCAAGCATTTGCTACTCTATTTGCATCACTATTGTTGTATGCACCTTTTAAGCCTGCATTCCACGCCGCTTTTTCAAGTGTTGTCATATTGGCATAACCTTTTCTTGCCAATGTCTTTACTCTCTCAACATCTTGCAATGTTCTATCAAAAATTAATGTATCAATTACACTCATATTATTCACCTACATTCCAGTTAGTCATTATTCTTCCTTCGTATGTGCCTTTCCATCCACCATCGTATGTGAACTTTAATGATGTAATAACTACTGGTGCTTTTTGTTCTGTGATTAATGTATACTTGTTTTCAAGCCATACATTATCAAATAAATCTAATCTAACATCTGGTCTAAACTCGCCAGATACTCTCTTTCTATTTTGTAAAAACAAACCTAAACACAATGCAGAATATAATGCCATATCTTCTTTTGGATAATCTTCATCTACCCAACTATCAAATAATGGGTTTTCCACCTTTTGAACTTCGCCATTTGTTGCTAATGTAAATACTGCTAAATCATCATTAACTACAACCTTTGAACATTGTGCATCAATATCATAATCGGCAAGTTTATAACTTAAAAATCTGCTAATTGTATAACTATCATCTGTTGTTGTATTTGGCTGTAAAATTGTAATTACACCTTCTCTATCTTGTGCTATTGGAAAACCATAAATTGCATTACCAACAATTTGTAATACACTAGCACAAGTTAAACCTATTTCAGTATTGAAAGATAATTGCATTTCAAAATCTTCAAATACATCTCCCCTTTGATTTGTTGGCACATTAGACTGGTCAAATACATCTTCTACTAACTCTGCTATTGTTGTATTAATAGGGAATGATTGCCCAAAGTTTTTGGTAATATCATAGTCAACTAAACCCATAAAATAGATTAAGTCTTTTGCTGTAAATGTTGCAGAAATACTATTTTGTGGTGTGTTCCACTCTGCCATATAAAAAACGCCACAAGGTATATACTCAAATGCACCATTGACCTTTACGCCATACTCAACCTTTACTTTTTGCTTTTGTGTAATATATGAATAAATGCCAGTTGGGTTATCTGGATTATATGCACCATCACTATTGTCTATTTCAAACTTAATTGAACTACTTGATAATGATAAGTTGCCAATGCTACATTCTCTGCTATGTTCAAACTTCATTAACTTTTGATTAGCTTCAAATATAGTATTGATACCCAAATAAACTTGTTCTATTCTTGCCCTTGTAAATGGTGTGTTCCACTTTGTAATAGTTATTGTTAATTTGTCATAACCACTTACTTCTTCTTCATTAGACCATTCATTTTTTGTATTATTTGTTACACTTATTGTCTTAACTGCTGTGCCACTATTTGTATAAACTACTGTAAAGTTTGTCGCATAACTATAATCATCTTCACTAAACCTAATAGTTGTTCCAATAGATTGTGATGTTACAACTTGTGAAAAGTTAATCTCTAAAACAAGTGCTGTTCCATAAGTAGCATCATTTGCAGATAAAGAATTGCTTATATAACCAGTTTTTGAAACTGCACTAGTTGGGAAATATTGACAACTACCATCTAAAACCCACTTGTTTAACTCAAAACTTGCATAGTCATAAAAGCCCATTATTTCTTGATATACTTCACTCATTACTGAATATGTTGATTTATCTGCTGCTGTTGCACCAGAAATCTTGCTTTCACCATCAACATTTGTAATTCTATAAGTTAATTTAATGTTGCTTTGTGGCAATATGTTTTTTTGTTGGACTAATTTCCAACCATTACTAACTTCTTGCATAGTTTACCCCTACTAAACTTCTATTAAACTTAACTTTGGATTTGTATAACCTTTGATTGTGCCATCAGTATTTCGTAAATAAATGCCTGCTGTTCTGTCGCTAACATACATCTCTCTAACTACCCAAGTGCCTGTGCCTTGATTGAAAAACTTTACATTATTAGTGAAGTTACCACCATTTGCACTATTAAATAGAGAACATACTGTTGCCCATTGTGTTGTTGTTAAAAACTTCCACGTTGCTGCAACTTTTGCAATATCTTCTCTAATAACCGATCCTATCATCTTACCTGCTACATTTCTTCCAGTATTAACGAGAGTAGCAGTTGTTGCTTCGTATGTTGCTGGATCTGGTAATGGCGTTCCACCATTGCCATTTTCATCGCAACCTATTGTAATTAATGCTTCAAAATTATTATCTAAAACTGCCATAATTTACCCCTTAACCAAATACTACGCCACTACCAAGACTTAAACCTTTTTCTCTTGTAATGCTTGATATTCTACTCTCAATTTGTCTACCATCTAAATCAACTGTGATATTGAAATTGCCACCACCATCTTGTGATGATAATGCTTCCATCATTGCTTCAAATACACCAACTTTAATACCTTCAACAATTTCTTGATTGTTTGCTACTGCTGTCTTTCCATCCATTGATCCAACCATTTCAGCACCAGCTTCGTTTGCTACGAATAATTGACCTTGACTTGGGAAACCACCATTTGCATAGTAATATAATCTACCCAATGAAACTTCCTTAATATCTGGTATTTCTGGAATGCCAAGCCAAGACCAAAGACTTGATAATCCACCAGTAATAGAATTTATTGCACCAATAAACTTATTAATAAGCCATTCAAGACCAGTTAATATTCCGTTAATAACACCAACAACTATATTTGCAATATTGGCAAAACAACCTTTTACTGCCTTTTTTATATTGCCAAGCAAGTTTTCTAAATCTGCATCTAATAAGTCAAATTGACCTGTAAATAAGTGCATTAATCCAGTAAACAATGATGTTATTGTTCCAAATACACCATCAACAACTTCAAGTAATGATTGTATTGCTGGGGCAAAATCCATTAATCTATCAAATGCAACTTGCAATAAGGAAACAACTAATCCTGCTAATTCAACAATAAACCCTATGCCATTACTTATATTTGGGAACATATTTGAAATTGTGCCAAATATGCTAGATATTATTTCTAAAAGTTTATATACAATAGGCATTAATTTATCTATTGCTAGATCAACAATGGATTGAATGATTGGCGAAACTGTTTGAAGAATTGATCCAATAAATGGCGTTACTGCTGCAATAATGTCGCCAATAACAACTAATGCTTTCTCCAAATAAGGCGTTAATTGAACTAATGTTGTATCAAGGAAAGTCGCAACTATGTTTAATAATGGTGATAACTTTTCTACAACACTCTTAATTCCAGTTAATATGACAAGCGTTACTTTCTTTACTGTTGGTGCAAGTTGCTTAATAATTGGAACTAAAATATTAATCATATTGCTTATTACATCTTTAAGTGATGCAATTATCTCTGCAAGTGCCTTTGCAAATTCGCTTGCATTTTCTGTATCTTCTTCTGTAAATAATGTGCTGTAATCAGTTTTATCGTTATTTGAAACAGTATTTAATTCATCAATTCCAAGTGTTAAGTTTTGTGCTTTATTTGCATACTCTACATATTGCTTTAATTGTTTTGTTGCAACTGTAAATACTGACTTGCCACTTACTATTGCAGCAACTGCACCTATTTGCGTAGCAAACGATGCAAGCAAATCACAAGCTTGTGTAATAATTGGCTCTAATGATTGAATAACTGGAACTAATGCAGCACCGATTGAGTTTTTAAGATAGAAAACACTTGTAGTAATACTATCCATTGAAGAAGCAAACTCGCCACCAACCAATCTACTATATGTATAAACACTATCAATACCTTCCTTGAAAGCACTTGTAATTGCTTTTAACAAGGCTCTAATAGCACGATAACCTGCAACTCTTAATAATGACTTACCGAGATTTTTCATTGCCTTATTGAACTTGTTTACTTCTTTTGTATCGGTTTTAATTGACTTAATGCTTGTGTCTTTTGGTTGCGATATTTTTTGTAAATTGGCTAATTGCTTTTCAAGTTTTAAGATTTGATCCGTTAAACTAACTATTTCTTTGCTAGTTTTGTCGCCACCATCCATATTAAATAATTCAACCAATCTCTTTTTGGCTAAATTAATTTTATCAATGATAACTTTGGCACTACTTTGATTGTCTAAATATTCATTAACATCTTTGGCATCAATAGCTGTTGCAGTATTTGGTGTAGTTGGTGCAACTGGCTCTTTATCTGTTGCTTCAACAGATTTACCAGTAGCCATTTTTGCTTGTTCTTCAATCATTTCTTTTGCAACTTGACTATCACCACTATTTACAGCATTTACAATACTACGAAGATTTTTAATTCCTGCAAGTTTAGTTAAAGCATTTGCCATCTTTGTTAGTTTTGTAATATCAAGTTTATTAATTGACTTTGTAAACGAGTTAAGGTTTTCAGCCAATGTTGCAAAGTTTTTACCTGTATTACCACTCAATGATGACTTTAATTCTTTTAATGCACTTGCTAGATCAGTAACCTTTTTAGCAGCATCGCTACTTTTCTTTTCAATTACTATCTCTAACGCATCTATTGTAATTGCACTTGCCATAATGCCCCCTAATGCTTTTTATCCCATAAAGCCTTAAATCTATTTAATGCTTCTATTGCTGCTTTACGTTGTTTGTCTGCCTTTGCTTCTTTTTCTTGTTCTGTCTTTGGGAATAACTCAAATGGCTCTGTTATATACTTTGCTGGCGTGCTACCTTTTCTTGCAAAAGCATTTGATATTACTACCCCAAAGGCGTTATATACATACAGCCCTTGCAACCATAATTCTTGGTTGCGTTGCTGTATTTTTAGTCTATGTAATTTGTAATAGCTCTCACAAAGGTATGGATCATCGTTCCAATATTGTTGATAAGTCATTCCATACAATAAATATGTAGGTAATGCTTCTTCTAATATCTCTGTGAAAGACCTTTTTATCGGTGGCGTTTTTTCTACAATTCCACCACCACTTGTGAGTTTTTTTGATCTGTTTCCCCTTGTATTAATGTTTCATAAGGAACTGCATATAATTGTCCTAATCTTTCAATTAAACCATCTGGGAAACCACCCATCTTTTCTAATAAAGCATCTGTGTTTGCCCTTGCCATATTTTTATGATGCCATCTAAAAGCATAAAAGAATAATTCTGGTAATTTATTCATTGGTTGCTTTGTTACATCTGCAATATCAAAGCCTTTACTCTCTGCAAACTTAATGCTTTCTCTGTTATACTCTAATGTATAATCAATACCGTTTTCGTTATCGTGAATGATTACTGGTTTTACTTTCTCTGTCATATTTTTCTTCTCCTACTACAATATTTTTTTGTCTAGGGTTTTGATGTTATCGCCACCCTAGTTATGTTTGTTATGCTGCGATAGTCCAACCTTCAATGGTATTTGGTGTGATGTATACATCGCCTTCAAATACTGCATCTACTTCACTTGCTGGTAAACCTAATGCTGTTGGAATGCCTGTGAAATAGAAATCACCAAAGTTAGGAACTGAAATCTTAAACCAAGTTTTTAAGCTTGTTGCTGTTCCAGTTGTGTATGCTGTTACCAATGTAGACCAAGCATTTGCGAATGCTTTTGTGATGTTAGCACCGAATGCTAATGCACCACCTACATCGGTTAACCCTACGATATATCTCTTGTAGGCTGTATCGCTTAAATCCGTTACATCCAAAGAAGATGGTGTTGGGTTAAAGTCTGGAATTGATTTGATATTTGGGATATTTGTATAACCAGTTGTTGGTTTTGTGCCTGCTGTTGTTTCAACACAATATGACAACGTGATCCCTGCTGTGCTTATCTCTAATGCCATAAGTCTTTTCTCCTTTATTTAATGTAAATTGTATGTGTGGTAGTTGTTGTTTCGCCTACTGTGGTTGTTACGCCCTTTGATACCCTACCTTCGTATCTAATTAGTAGGCGATATATTGATATATCTTCGTTAGGTATTTGAGATAACATTGTTCTTCTAAACCCTAACTGTTGCATTTTTGTATCAACTACGTTTGCTATTCCGTATGCTTGCGTTTTCTTACCACTTTTTAAGTTAGTAAAGATATTGCACTCATACATAACATCTACATAATTTTCTATGCCACTACTATCAATTTGGTTGCTTGCTATAAAGTTGTCAGCTTCAATTAAAGTCATACAAGGAAATGATGCTGGTGTAGCAACATACTCTGCATAACAAGTTGCAGAACTATAACTTGTCTTTACTGCTGTTGATACATCGTTGAAAACTTTGTTTTGTATATCTATCATTTTCCAAATACTTCCTTTACTGCTGCTGTTATTCTTGCTTGCATATCTTTCTTTGAGTTATACATACAAGCATTTGCTGGGTTACCATTTGTTATTACTGAATTAGGGTGCTTACCTTTTGTTGCATACGCACCACCTGCTGTTAGCGATGTGCCAGCCTTTGCTGTGAAAAACCAATAGTCTTTACTACCATTACCTTTTCCAAAGCTACCGATACCTGCTAACTCTTTTGGCGGCGTATCTGGGTATGGTGATGATCCTTGATAATGAACACCAGAGCCGAACTCAATAAAGCAAACTGCTTGCCCACTTGCTACAACCTTATAACCATTTGCTGTTGGTATTGTTGCCACGCTTACATCATTAACGCCATCGTATGCGGCACTTGCAAAACTAACTCTTGCCGAGTTGCATCCTATCTCTGCTAGCTTCTTGCAAAACTCTAATGCTTTATCATCTAAATCTTGTTCTGCCTTTTTTAACTCTGCTAAACATTGATCTATGCTTTCTACCGATAACTTTAAGTTAATGCGTTTCACGATACTTCAACTTCCTTAATTGCAATAGTTAATGAGTTAATACTTTTTGCTATCTTAACTACTATGTAGTTATGTGTTGTTAATACTTGTGTTTCTACACCTTCTACAACTATCGTTGTATACGGTGCTTTATCTACCCATAAGATACTGTCTTTTTGTATAGGACAAGATAAATCGTTTGTTACAATGGTTTTAGAGTAATCACTAATTAATCCGTAAAATTGTTGGTTAATATTGTCTTTTGCTGCTGAAATATTTGCTTTCATTAAAACTGGACTACTATATGTAATAGTGTATTGTCCTGTTGCATTGCCATACTCATCGGTAATTTCAGTTTTACCTGTTGATAAGGCATAATAAAAGTTTTGTTTATTTCTTACTAGACTTCTCATATCAACCAACCTTTACGTATGCAGTTACATTAGCTCTAATATAATCAATCATATTTGAATGACTAAATCTTCTGTGAATACCATTTTCATCGTGTTTATCTTCGTTTTCAGCCCCTTGTAAATTGAAACCGATAACTACTGCGTTGACTTGTGTCATTTCATACTCAATAGGAACTTCCGTTTCAGTTGTATCTGGGCTAAAATGCCAAGACAAAATCTCTTTTTTAGCAATGTTAAGATATACAAGTAGCAATGTATCTTGCGATGTATCACTAATTCCTAACAAGGTTTTTATCATTGATATTTTCTCTGCATCACTCATTTGTGCCATTTGTATATCTCCTTACTAATTATTCTGCTGGTGTATCATCTTCTGGTGTTTCTTCAACTGGTGGTGAAGCGATTACATTTGCTGCTCTTAATGATGCGAGTAAAGCATTAAATTGTGTTAATAATGTTTCACTTGTAGCATCATCTACTGAAACGCCTTGACCTATATCAGCACCAAGTTTTACCCAACTTTCAGCTGTTTTTACATACTCACAGTTGTTTTCATTTGCTACTGTATAAGCATCGCCTGCTACTGCTGTTGCTGGTAATTCAGCATAAGTTGCTACACTACCTTTAAGTCTTACGCCACCACTTAATTGTGAAATTGCAGTATTGATTGCTTCGTATACACCCTTTCCAGAAACTGGGTATTGTCCGTTGGCAGTAGGCTCACTATCTATACAGATAGTAGCCCCTGTGCCTTGTCTTAATAATGTTGTTTGGTTAGCCATACTGCTACCCCCTTATAGATTATTAGGAAATTGCTGTGTTCTTCTTGTGAACGTAAATGCCTGCAACTTTGTTTGCTTCTACGAAAATATCGTGATAGATACGATAGTCAAACTTCCAAGCATCTGCTGTTTGGTTTTCTAATGGACTGAAAATACGTGGTAAAACGTGTTTTGTTACTTGAACGATTGCAGATGGGTGAACAATCATAAAGTTAATGTAATATGCAGAGCCATCTGTTGGGATTGCATAACCACCACTTGTTTGTGATTGAGATGATCCATCGTTTAATGTAACCTTTGTAACAAATCTGTTCTTTGGAACTTTGATAACTGGCATTCCATCGTATGTTTCATACATATTTGAATAACCATTGTCGCCATTTAAGATTGTTCTTGTTAAGTTGTTCTTTAATGTTTTGTAGCATTCTTCACTTACGAAAAGAATTCTTCCTTCTTCTGGAACTTCATCATCGCCAAGTGTTGCTTCTGCTGCTGAAATTAATTCGTTAACTTTTGTGTTTGATGCTAAATCTGCTGAAACAGTTGTAATGCCAGATGTGCTTGCTAATGTAGCAAATCTATAAGCATCTAATTCTGGAACAACTTTTGTTCTAATGAATTCACCTGCTAATGTGCCAAATGCCATACCAAGTGTTTCTTCATTATCCATTGCATCCATCATAAAGCTTCTGCCACGATCTTTTGAAAGTGTCATACTTTCCCAAGTTGCTGTAACATCGCCAGTTACGAAACCACTATTTCTTGAATAGTTACCAAGACCTACTAATGATGTCTTGAATAATTCAACTTTGTTGCCGCCTACGAACTTAATTCTATTATTTGCTGCATCCAAAATTGCTGTCTTTGAAGCTGCTTTGTAAACTTCATCTAAAATTGGTAAATATTTCTCTGCTAATGCAATACTATTTCCCATTGTTTTGTTCTCCTTTGTCCTTTATTTTTTTATTTATTTTTTGTTTTTAATTTAATCCTGCTGCCTTTCTAAATGCGGCAACATCTTTATCTTCAAGCATATTTGTTTGTAAAGGCTGACCTGCTTTCAACTCTGGTTGAACTTGTAATGCGGCTGCTTGAATAGCCTTTGTTCTTGTTTCCATAAATTGCTTTTGTGTTTCAAAGAAATCATCACTAATACCTGCTGGTAATGTGCTTGCCATTTTGCTTGCACTTTCGGCATCATAACCAATTTCAAGTAGTTTTGCTTTGTAGCTATTAACTCTATCTTTGGCTTGATATTCTTCTAATTGTGCTTGCATAGCGGCTTGCTTTTCGGCTTGCTCTGCTGCATTTCTTTCTTGCTCGCTTTGTGTATCTCTATATTTCTTTTTCCACTCGCTTGCATCTGCACTTGCATTGTCTGTTGCTGCCTTTTGCTTTCTTAAAGCATCAGTTAATTCAGCAATTTTTGCTTCTAACGCACTATTATCAATTTGTTGTTCTTGTGCGACTTCTTGTTTTACATCATCTGCCATTTTTCTTTCTCCTGCGTGTTTATAGTCATTCTCTTGACTTATGCGTTTATTTCGGCTTCTCTGCCATCTAATTTTGCGTTTACACTTCTCTGTGTTATATAAAGTCCTATTGGACTGAATAATCTAATATACATCTACAATTTGCATTGTTTTCTGTTAACATAAAATCTCCTGGTGCTAATGCTTTGTCGCCATCAAACGTGTAGAAATAAGCATCAACTGGTATTTTTTGTCCTTCTAGGTAATAGTGTGTATCTCTCACTTTGTCATCTCCTGCTGTTACCCACGTTTTGTAAAGAGTTTTATCACTCATTTCAGCGGCATCCATTGATCCTGTGTTGTAAACCCTATGGAACTCACTCTCAACCAGTCTTTTAAGCCCTACAATGTCATTTTCACGCATATAGGCATTTGCCTTGTCATTTATGCTAACGCCATCATAACTCTTGTCTATTGCCCTATTAATGCTTTCAGCATTAACTTTGTTATCTTCACCCAATATATACTCTGCACCTACAAAACCTTCTATATAAGCATCAATGAGTATATCTTCAAAGTCTTTAATGTTTTTTGTTGCCATTACTACTTCGGTTAAAGTGTTTAATTCATCAAACTTTTCTTCAAATCTATTCTTGATTTCGTTTGTCATAACTCACCTTAATAAACACCATAAACCGCACAAATCTTAATGCTTTTAACTGTTGTTGCTGCTGTGCCATATAGCGAGAATACTTGTCCTATTGAGATAGATGTTTTGTCGCCCTTTACACCACATTGAACTACGTTCCATCTGTTTCTATCGCCGAATGATGACATTTGTCCGCTTGATACAAAGAAACCTAGATCACTACCTACTGCTTGAATTGGCGTGTGCATTGGAACATCGCAAATCCACGTTCCACCAGTATTGTCTGTATCTCTAAAACATACGAAACGAATAAACCTAAACTCGCTTAAATCCATTCCTGTAATGTTCCACGCATCCCAACTACCAGATGATCCAGTTGTAATTAAATAACCATCACTATCTACGTATGTAGGATTAAGTGTTCCAGTTACTTGTAAACCTAATGTTTTGTCATATAACAACTTATCTTTTTTTAATGGAATATATATTGAAGAAGAATAAGACCATACGTTAGAACTATTAACTGTGATTATTGTTTCCGTTTGTGATCCAGTTGTTGTATCTATATCGGTTGATATAAATGTTATTAAACTATTTGTATGCTCTGTTAATCGTAAATGATTTCCGTTATAACAAGCTTCAATAGTAGAAACACCGATAAATGATTGCAACTCACTAAATGTATAATCGCCAGTAATAGAACTTGATGTTCCAGTAATGTGAACAACTATTGGTTTTACATCTTCAATATCAGTTAATAATGCAACATCACTTTCAATATACTCTACTTCTTGGTATGCACTTGGCAATATTGGTGTTTTAACTTTTGGTCTAGTTGTAAAAGTCTTAACCCCATTAATTGTTTCATTATCAGTCTTATGAACTAAATCATTATCATCTGGAATTGGCGTGCTATTGAAAGCATTGTTTCCAAACAAACTAGAAAGTGTATAGTTGTCAAGGTTGTTTACACTCTTGTCTATAAACCCACTATCGTTTTGTAAATCGCTTGTTTTAGTTGGTAAATCGGCATCAGTAATAAAACCACTATCGTTGGTTAAATCGCTTGTCTTGGTTGGAATATCTGCACTCGTTACAAACCCACTATCATTTGTTAGGTCGCTTGTCTTTGTTGGTATGCTTGAACTCTCTGCATATTGACTATGTGTATGAACTGGACTATTTCCTAAATCATCAATGAACTCGCTTAATTTAGTCTTTACTTCTCCACCACCTATCTCACCAGCATCAATTACTCTGCCATCACTTAATGTGATATATAAGTGGTTATTTGTAATAGTCGCATTTGTTACACTTACACCATCTACACCATCTCTACCACAAACACCTGCAATTTTTCCTACTTTGCATTTTTCACCATTTGAATATTCAATTATCAATGTGCTGTCGGCATCGGTATATACATTGTGTATGCCTATACCATCTTTACCGTTTATACCATCTCTACCATCTTTGCCATTGATACCATCTTTTGGCGTTGGTTGAGTTAATACCCTTTGTTCTAACTCTGCAAGCTGCTCTTTTAGAACTTTTATAGCTTTGACTAATTCAACATCTACTGCCATAGTCTAAAACCCCATTTTCTTTAATGCTGCTTGTAGTATTTCATCCTTTGTAGCACTTTCTTCGCTATCTTTTTTTTCTTCATCTTTGTTGTTCATTTGCATTGCACTATCTAATGCTGGCATATCTGCTTGAACATTCCATTTCATCTCAATATATTTCTTTGAAACTTCTACATCATTAAGTGCATCGTTTGATAAACCACTTCTCTCAAATGCTAACTCTGGTGAGAAACCTAACTCTTTCATTCCTTGTGCTGCTTGAACTTTTGCAAGTAAATTATTCATATCTGTTCTTGGGAAACATAACTCAAAATCGTTAGGATCAATCTCAAAACCTACACTTTGTTTCAAAACTTTTAAGAATATTTCATCAAATAACTTGTTGCTTTCTTTGAATAAATCTTCGGTGTTTCTACAATCTGTATCGGCTGTTGCCCAACCACTACGAAGATATACTGCACCTACGTTATCACTCGTTGATCCTGCATCTCTGTTAGATGATGGAACACCACATTTTTCAAGCATTTGATTATATAAATCATCAAGTGTTGTTTGTGTAGCTGTTTGGTCTAATGTGCTTTCTAAAATCTTGAAATCGGCTTTGTTTTCGCCAATAGACTTTAAGCAAATCATACCAGCTTGTCTTATATCATTTGCTGTAATTCCATCATCAAAGTTGCAGTTATACGCTACGCATAATTGTTGAACTGCTAACTCAACACCATCTGCTCTATTGCTTTCAATGTTGTTAATTTCATCCATAATAGATATTGCTGTTTCAAACGCACCTGTTCTATTATCGTTATAAATGTATTCAATGATTGGAACTGCACCAATTTGGTTTTTCTCTACACCATCTAATGCTGTTGCTGTTGCAATTAATGGTCTATCTGTAATAATTCTTCCAGTAATGCCACCAGATAAATGGAAAATATGTGTTTCAGTATATACATCAATGAAAACTTGATTATCAACTGTTACGATATTTACACCCATTACTGGTTTATTGCCTGGTCTTAAACTATAAACAACAAAAGCACTTCTTGGATCAAGTGCATATACATTGACTGGTTTTTTCTTTATGTCGCCTTTCTTGTTTGGCTCTACATATACAACGCCTACGCCTACTGTATGAAACCAGTTAACTACTTTGTTATCTACTGTTTGCTTTCCAGATAGATAAAGAAACTCATTCAAGTCTTTGACTTTCTTTGCTGTTTCTTCATCTTCTTTTCTTGAAATGTAAAATGCTGGTTTTGTTAAAAAGTAACCGTTTTTGAAAACTACAACTTGGTTAGCATTGTTTACTACAACTTTGTTGTTTATCTCTGGTCTTACTTCTTTTGTTCTATTAAGTATTGGTTGTAAACCCCTACGATACCAGTAGAGATATTCTTCTTCTCTCAAATTACGAATGTGTAGTGATAAAACATTATTAATCTCATTAATAACATTCAATGGTGTAATTTCTTCTACATTTGTAAAGATTTTTCTTCTTCCAAACAATGTATTGATTATTTCATCACTTGGAACTTGATCCACAGCACTCATATTTTTTCTCCTAAAATAAAAAAAAGGTTAAAGGTAGTCTATCGCTACCCAACCCTTACTTTTGGTATTAATGCCAACCCTACTTTGTTAGCTCTATTTTACTTTGTTCGTTAGCACTTTTCTGCTTGTTTCTACAACAACAATGTTTGGCGTGTCAAGTTTTCTACTTTCATTCTTGATCTCTACCACTTTCCCCATATTAAGTGCCGCATTTATTATCTCAATTATATGGGGCATTTCTTTTATATCTATCATTTTTTCTCCTGCCCCCTATAAGTTATTTTTGTTGCCCCCATTTCAAGGGGCTTTAAGAAGGAACTAAAATGTCAACAACCATATCAACCATTGTTATTATATCATAGTATGTTAATGTTGAGAAATCGTTTTTTCAACATTTTGTGATATTTATTTAACTTTAACCACAATATGTTGTGTTTTATTAAAATGGTCGCTTCATTATCGTTACGTGGTTGTTGTCAAAACTACCTACATAATCTACTAGCATTGCCATAGCATCTGGTATATCATCGTGCTTGTTCTTTCCACTCATTGTATAACCAGTTAAAAACTTCATTGCCAACGTATATTCTTTGTCAGTCTTTATCTCACTATCTGCTTTGAACAAAAACCTTTCCTTTACATAACCTGCTGCTACTATTATTCTCGTTTCCTTGTTTGAGTTATTCCACTTTGTTGTGATTTTTGTTATGCCACCTTTCTCTCTTACCATCTTTTGCATATTGTCGGCAACCCTACCACCAGCTCGGTTACTTTCAAACCTTGCTATGTGAACATTATGCTTTATCAACTTTTCCAGTATTCTCTGTTCTACTATGTCTGGTTTGTTGTTGTCGCATATAAAATCTTCAATGTAGTAGTCATTGCCATATTTGTATGCTATCGGCAATACCCAATAGTCGCCACCACCATCGGCAATATCGCATACTGCCATTATCGCATCTGGATCAGCATCTGGTAATGTGTAGTATCTTCTCAATTCATCTGGACTATAAAGTTGTCCTTCTCTTTCAATAGGAACGTTCATATACAATGCTCGCCAAGATGGATCATCCATAATATCTCGCTGTTCGTGATAAAACTCTGTTGTAAACCCTATACCATAAGGGTAGTCAAAATTACTTTCATCGTTATCATCCAATGCTGGTATTGCTATAAACTTTGCCCTATCACTTTCTTCATACTGGTTTTGCAATCTTCCAATTACATCGTGTATAGACCATCTCGTTGCTATGTGTAGCTCTCTACAATGGTCGCCCTGCTTTCTTTGTCGCAAGTCGGTGTAGTATTGTTGCCACAACTTGTCTAGTCTGTCTTTGTTCAATGCTGTTTCAATTCCATCTACCAAGTCATCACAATACAACAACTGGACTGCTCTTACTTTACCAGCATTACCACTACCGATTGATGAAAACTCTAATGTTTCAAATCTCTTGCCCTTGTCAAGATCAATTCTCAAATCTTTTGCGTTTGTAGATTTTAACGCAACATTATCAAACACCACTTTCCACAAATACTCATCATCGCTACTTATTATTCGCAAGCACTCATCATATACACCTGCCAAAAATGAATTGTTATGTGATCCACCCAATATTGGCTCGTTTGGATTTTTTCCTGCCAACCAAGTCAAAAAGAAAATTGCCAATGTTGACTTTCCAACACCTGGCGGCAAACTTATGCACAACAAGTCAATGTCGCCATCTGCTAACTTTTGCAAACTATCAGTCAATATCTTCAACTTTTCCCTTCTTGGTAAATAGAACGCTTTCTTCACATCTCTATTCCATTCCAGAAAAATACAGTAATCTTCAAACTTGTCTTTTGCTGAAATCAAGTAACTCTCTTTCAACAAAGTGTAGTTGTTTGGGTTTGTGTCAAAAGTTGTAGAAATCCTATCTCGGTATTCTTCAAGTAATGGGTATGTTCTTGTCTTATCCATCACGTATAAATGTTTCAAACACTCTAACTCATCACCATACATTTCAGCTTTTTTATACTTTTTCCAGACCATCAAAAATTCATCGTATGTCATTTTTTACACCCCTTTTTATTTTTTGCGATTTTTTGCCCATTTTTAGGGTTAGGCAATTAGTTGGCTAATAAACGAGAAAGGGATATGAAATATCCCCAAAGAAAAATTTTTTTGCCCAAATGTCGAAAGTAGGCAATTAGTCAAAAGAAAAAACGAAAAAAGAAAGAAAAGTAGCAAAAGAAATAAATAAAGAAAAAAGAAAAAACCAACGCACGCATAATGCGTTGCGTATGTGCTGCCGCACGAGCTTTTCTTTTTTTCTTGCACCATCTCTCGCCCCATCGCCATTATCTTACTTTCTCTATTACTACTATTTAACATCCAATACCTATTTCCTTTACTCTATCTATTTACTTACTATGCAAACCCTTTTCTTATACTCTACTTATTTATTCACGCACACCTATACTATTACTTACTTATTTTTCTAGTCATTAGGCATCTCTGGAACTTCGCTTCCCAACCACGCATAATAGCATTCCCTGCAATTCTCCGCCACTCGCTCTTTCTCGCAATCACTACTGCACACCATCTGCCCCAAATAACATAGGCTCTCCGCCAACTCTGCATCACTCATACTCTCTAATAACTCTCGCATTGTCATTTCGCTTTTCTCCTTGTCTTGTAAATCACTCATTGTTCGCTCACGCTGTTCGTTTGGGTATTAGTTTTTCGTGTCTATAATCTTTTTGAATAGGGGCGACACTCTCTACGCCAATTTACGCCACGCTAAACAAAACTTTATAGAACTTATCAAAACTAAATACAAAACGCAATTTTAACCCCCTACATTGCCTTAAAACCTATTGTTTAGGAATAATCAACCTTTTCTTCTACCCACTCTTATTCCCTTTTTAGGTTTTTTTGACTTTTTAGGGGGTGTCATCTACTTATTCTTCATCAGTCAAGATCGGCTCAAAATCACCCTTTACATAGTCGCCTTGATCCCCATACTTATAATAACCACGATATAACATATCGTTTTCCAGTATCTTTTGGGCTGTGCTTATCAACCATTTCTTCCCACTCTTACTCTTGATCCCTTTCTCATTCAAACAATCTACTATCTGTTGATATGTCATCCCACGCTTCTTTCCTGTTATAATAAACTTTACTACTTGGGCTTCATCATTCTCTATATACAATCTATGATTAATTACTTTATACCCATAAGGCGGTCTGCCACCTGCATACCCACCTGCTGCCGCTTTAACCTTCCTGCCACTACTCGTTCGCATCGTGATATTCTCTCTCTCCATCTGTGCCATACAGATTATAAAACTCTCTAACATCGGTGCAAAACACCCCATAGCTCCAAAATCTTCACTTACACTTATCAGCTCTACACCCTTCTTCAATAACTCGTGTTTATAATAAAAATATATGTTTATATCTCTCGCCAACCTATCACTCTTTGCCACAACTACCGCATCTATCGGTGGGTTACAGATCTCCCTATCTTTCAACATTCTTCTCAATGCTGGTCTATCTTCCTTTACACCACTAACACCCCTATCTTCAAACCACTCACTTATATACATCTCATTCCTTTGACAGTATCTCATTATCGCTTCCTTTTGAGCTTCTAACCCAAAATTGTCTACCTGCCCTTCTGTGCTTACTCTTACATATCCTACTACCGTTTTCATACCTACTTTTCCCTGCCTTTTTTAGCATTTTTTGCCATTTTTTAGTTTACTTGTTAACTATATACCCCACTTTTGGGCTATTTATAATTATTATAACTATTTATAATTGCCTTTGCAAGTGATTTTAGGTAATTTTTTCGCTTTTTTATGCTTTTTTATATTTACTACTTTGCACCACCCCCTTTTTGTTTTTGGTCGCTATTCAGTAGTGTTCCCCTGCGAAAAAGTATTGCTAGTAATTCCCCCCCACCCCAATTTATAAAAACTATTATATTTATTATTATTAAAATATATAGTATATAGTATTTATAAAAAACATAATAAAAGATAATAAAAAAAAATAATTTATATTTAATCAAGATTATTTATAATTAAGTAATTGACTATTTATAAATAATAGATTAGTATTATAGCAGAAGGCTGGGTGATTATTTATAACTATTTATAAATTATTAGCAGTTAATACACTAAAAAACACTAAACCAGAAGGAAGGCAAGACAGCTAAAAAAGGGTTAGCTGCCCATAGAAGCAACAAAAACACAGACACAGACAGAACACAAAAAAAGAAAAAAGAAAAAATAGGAAGGTAAAAAAAATGATTAAAAGATTTTATTTAGAAGCAACAACACAAGCAAGTTATTGTAAGAAGGCGGAAGTAATTGAAGAAGGCAAGACAGCAACACTATATAGTTATAATACGCCAGTATGCAAAATAGATGTAATTACAAAAGATTTTACTAAATTGTGGAATGGTTACAGCAAGACAACACAAGCACATATTAACGATTTTAGAAGGCTTTACGATTTAGAAGCTATTAATAAGAAGGAATGGGATTTATTAAGCTGTTCAAATTGCCATAAATATAAAATACTTTTGGAAAACGGTTTTACAGCATATAAGCCTACAACAACATTTGACAATTATACACAAGCAGAAGAATATGCAGACAGCTTTACAGCTAATAGATTTAATTGGTTTTATACAATAATAGAAGCTTAACAAGGAAGGTAACCAGAATGATAGTATACGGAAATATAAACAGAAGCGGAAATAGTTATTAATTAATAATAAATTATAATAAAAAAGAATATCAACAAGGCTATTATTTATCACAGCACACAGATATTAAGCTATCTAAAAAAGATATTCAAAAAATTATCTATGATTTACAGATTAACGGATTTAAGAAGATTTAGAAGGGGTGAAAAATGATTTATATTAAGATAGGCAACATTGAAAAATATATATATAAAAATAGCGTATTAATAAAAATAGTTAAAAGCGGTTAAAATACCGCTTTTATGCTATTATCTTATATTTACTTTTTTTAAGTTTATATAAGACAATTTAAGAAGCGTAAAACTAATAATTGATAATTAATATTAAAATATAGTTAATAATAGCTTAAATAGTCTTATACAAGCGTAAAAAGGGGATTACAGCCAGACACAGAACACAAGCACGCACACAAGCACGTTACACACATACGCACATAATACGCACGTATGCGTATATATACACATATACACGTTATACGCATATTATACACATATACGCATATATGCACGCATACGTATATATATATTGATATATGCGTGAATACACGCAGAAGATAGAAGCAGAAGCAGACTATTTACTGCAATATCTGGATTGATCCACCTTCTGCGACAATCTGCAAATAGCGTGGATCTGCCTTCTGCAAGCTTCTGCAAAAAAAACTTAACTTCTGCAATTAAAACGCTTGCAATATGAATAAAAGTATAGTAAACTTAATTTAAGTAAACAAAACACAAAACAAAACTAAACACAATTTAAGGAAGGTAAACAAAAAAACTATGAGTAAACAAAAACTATTAAAAGAACACATTTTCTATCAAGAATGTTATATGTATGATAACGAAGTTATCAATGATTTGGCGCACAGTTATATTGAAGCTAATGATATTGACACAGATATTGACAATTTAGATGATTGTTTAATGTATCAATACGCTAGCGAAACTAACCAGTTAGATTTTGAAGATTTTGAAATTGTATTAAAAGACTATTTAGAAAATCATAAGCTTATTGCTTTTGCAGATTTAGGATTGTGGAATGGAAGATATGCAAGATATAAGTTTATAGACAACATTAACGATTTTTATTCACTTCTGGAAGATTATAACAAGATTTACAGCGAAAACGGAAAACTTTATATTAACGCTATTCACCACGATAGCACGAATTATTTTGAGCTTCGTGAATTGACAGATAAAGGAATTGAAATGCGTGATAACGATTTTTACGGAAATTATACTTATAAAACGTATGATACTAACTTCTGCACCAAAAAAGTTTGTTTAGCAGAAAAGTATTTTAATTAATTAAGGGGAAATAAAACTATGAGTAAAAATATGTATTTAGAAGAATTAGAAGCAAAAATAAAGGCTATTGATAATAAGATTGAAGCAGAACAAGACAAAAGACAAAAGAATGTTCTATCTGTCGCTAAAAAGCTTATGCGTAACGATTATGATATTTTATATGTTGCAGATTGTTTATATTTTATGAATAAAGTTTTTAAGCAGTATGTAGGCAAAAAATATGGTGAAAAAACTAAACAAGCAATATATGAAGAATTAAAAGATAAATATAATATGGTATTTGTGATTAAAAATGCTAACTGCAATATTTATACAATATCTGTTGAAAAGCTTGTAAATGGATTTACGCATTGTAATAGCAGAACAATCAATCTTAATGATTTTTATTTTGATAATGATAACAAAATTAAAGATATTGAATTAACAATAGCGAAAAACGGATTATACTGCAAAACTTTTGATAATTATTTAGCTTCTGCAAAATCTATTGTGAAGGCTTATGAAAACTATGAAAAGCAGTTACATATTCTAAACATAGCTATTGAAGATTTAAGAGTATTAACAAGCAATATAACAACAATTAATAACTGCATTTATACATCTAGTAAAGGAAATTGTAATTTATTTTAATAAGGGGGATCGTTATGAAAAAAGATAAAATTAATGATATTTTCTATTTAGATGATAATACTATTATATTAAATGGTAATTATGCAGATACATTTTTTAATGTTGAGTTTTGGGAAGATAATAACGAAATACATTTTGTTGAATTAAACGAAGAAGGCGAAAACATAGGATTATACGCAAAAGAAGATGAAAAAAATATTATGAGCTTAATATATAAAGCTATTTTAAGGGGGATTAAATAATGAAAGATTTTTATTTTGATATTGATTTACATTTTACACAATGTGCTTCTGGCGAAGATAGAGAAGAAGCAATGCAATTAGTTAGAGATAGTTTTGAAGATGATTACAACATTAGTTTAGATGATTGTGAAATTACAGATAGCAATGAAAGAGAGATAGAAATATACGATAACTACGATAATACATTGTATGGATCGTTATTCATTCCAGAAGATACAGAGCTTACTGCTGTTCAATCTGCAATTTATGAAGCACGTGATAACGATACAAAACTAGAATTAACGTATGATGATATTTTAGATATTGTTGCTAAAAAGTTTTCTGCACGTTTTGAAAAGGTATCTAATAAAGAAAAAGAAAAGTTATTTATTTAGGGGGTAAATTATGAAAAAAGATAACGCATTTTGGAATATCGTTGATAATTATGAAAATGAAAATATAAGCTTGTTTGAAGCTTGCAAAAGCCTAATTAAACTAAATAATAACGATAAAAACGAAGCTATTGCAGATTTGGAATTATTAGCTAGAAACAAAAAATCTATCATTGAAGAAGGATCAAGATATATTAATATATTGCTTTCTGGCGAAAATAACAAGTTTTACGTGGAAATGTGGTTTGAAGATTATGAAGATTATATCATTCAATCAATCTGGTTTGATACACCAGATGAAGCAGAAAACTGGTATCATAATACATTTGATTATATAGATGAAAATATTACTGCTGAATTAATGTATTCTATAATTGATAATGAAGGTAATTATGGTGATATTGACACATTAACTAAATTAAGTGATAAAAGGTGGTGAAATTATGGTTAAAGCTATATATGATTATGAATTGTTTGATAATCAAGAAGAAGTAAATACAAAACTAAATAATGCAGATGATACAAAATTGTTCATCTGCACAGAAGATAGACAAGGCGGAAACTGGGCTGTCGGTAATATTTTAACTGAAAAAGGTTGGATTGAAAGAGCAATAGACTGGGCGTATGCAGATGATTATGAAACGTTTGATTTTTTTGGTAATACTGCGGAAGAAACAATTAATATGATTGATGATTGGTGGAATATTAGTATTGTTAAATATGATCCAAATAATCAAGAACATAAAGAGCTAAAATACTCAAATTATTAAAAGAAAATTATGAACAACAATAATAAATCTACTGGCGGTATATGCTGGGAACAAGGCTTACAGATGATAACTTCACCGCATTTACTTATAGGCGGAACAACTGGATCAGGTAAATCTGTAATGCTAAACAATTTATTGTATAGTTATATTGCAGTATATCCACCTTCTAACAAGTTTATATTTATAGACTTAAAACGTGTAGAGCTTGCCAACTGGAAGCAAACGCCTTTCTGCTATATGTATTGTGATACAGCTATTAAATCATTAGAAGCCTTACAACACGTGTCTAGCATAATTGATGATAGATATAAGATAATGCAAGATAAAGGGCTTAAAAAGTATTATGATAGCTTTAATCTGTATGTGGTTATTGATGAGCTTGCAGACTTAATGATAAGCGAATTAAAGATACCTATTAAGAGAGAATTACAACATATATTACAGATTGGCAGAGCTTCAAATGTTCATATAATAGCTTGCACGCAAGCACCAAATAGAAAGATAATTCCAGCCGAATTAGTCTTAAACTTCACTAATCGTGTTGCGTTACGCTGTCTATCTGCGATTGAAAGCAGACAGATAATCAATCAATCTGGTGCTGAAAAATTAGAATATAACGGACAATGTTTATACCTTGATCCTAGAAATAAAGAGATTAAGCTTCTGGAAATACCTTATATTACAGAAGATGAAATCAGCGAAAGATTGCAATTTTATCAATAATGATATAGAATAAGTTTACAATTTAATACCTTCCGTATTAATTTGTGTTTTGTGTTTGTGAGAATAGGCGGTTAAAACCGCTTATTCTTTTTTTATTCATAATAATAGAAAGTTATTGTAGTATTGTGTTCTAACAATACATAATTAGCAGTATTAAAACTATCTGGTGCTATCGCAACATAAAACACATAAGCATTAAGACTATTTAATTGGTCATATATCATAGTTTTATATAATGTAACACTTAAATTAGCAACATCATAATAACTTTTAAGACTTGTAACACTATCACTAACGCTTTCTAGACTATATCTTTCTACCTTATGTTTATTGATAAAATTATATATATCTAGATAAAGCTTATTAGTTTGATGATACCTATCAGTATATGTAGTATTATAGCCACTCGTTCCAGTAATTAAATCATTGTAGTCGCCACCGCAAAAAGATATAGACTTTAATTCTGGGCTTGAAGATACTGCACTTTCTGTCGCTTTTTCATCACAAGCTACTAAACATAAACATAAAATTGATACTAATAATAAAACAATAATAACTTTTTTCATAATATACCCCTTTAATTAACAATATTATATATTAATAGTTAAAAGAAAGGAAGCCTATTTCTGCTTCCTAATCCTTTAATGCTTCAACAATGTCCTTAAAAACGATTGTTGGCGGTGTTCCTATTCTGTATTAATTGCCTATTGATCCTAACGTATTATACGATATAAAATCTTGTGCTTCTTCACAATCCATATTTTTATCTTTCATTAATTCTTCTACCATTAAATCATAATCATAAACTACACCATCTGTATTTGATATTCCTATAATACTATTATCAAAAGAAGGGTTATCAAACAATACAGCTGTTTCGTTAATTTCTGCTATATATTTTCTTAATTCTTCGTTTACCATAATCTTATTCCTTTTTACTTAAATATTCTTTATATTCTGCTTCTAATGTTGGGTATATCTGTTTAATAGGGATCGTGTGCATTCTAGGTATGTAGTCAAAGAAATTGCTTTTGAAATAAATCTGTTATTTACATATCTTTGCATATCAATCAATATTCTTGGTGCTGTTTTCTTTCTATAAATCATTACATAAGGCGTATAGCCTAATTCTGCAATCTTTTCCAGTCTGTATATATCTTCATAAATAGTAGTATCATAATTCACTAAAACATATACCATTAATGCTGTTCTATTCATTTTAGTATAACGTTTGAATGTTTCTAAACCCTTTATAATTGCCTTCTCATTCTTCATATAATCAAAAGCAAAATATAGGATTTTTGTTTTTACGTGTGATAGCTTTTCTGCAATCTCATCTGTAATAAATCTTGCATCTAAACCGCCAGTAAAACTAACATAAGCCTTGCTGTCAACAAGTTGATCCAGCAACTGCATTCTGTCTTTACAAGCCAATACATTGCTATCTAATAATTCAATATATTTCTGTCCGTTCCACCATTCTGTTAGATCGGCTACCTTTGTAGAACATCTGCTTTCTTTGATACAATACAGAAATTGCAGTTATTAGGACAACCCCTTGTCAAAAATCCAATAGCTTTATTTTCTGTTAAATCTGGGTAAAGTGAATAGTCTGGGTAAATATGTTCTATTTCTGGTGGCAAATCATTATCTAATTCTTTGTGATAAACTTCTGCACCATTTTCTACTTTAATAGCAAAACCTGTTCCACCGTAAATAATTTCATCTGCATCAATAAATGTTTGATCCATTACAGAATATTCATCACCAAATACCTTTGATACATATACTTTGTCATAATGATATAAAGGTATACACCATTCAACATTATCGCCTTTCTGCTTGTGATAAGCACTTATCTTCATTAATGCTAGATTTGGAAAGTTATGACTATCTACATCTATTAAACCGATATTCATTTTCTGTTACCTATCAATTTAGCTCTTTCTGCTAATTCTTCTGGCGAATAAGTTTGTGTAATAACTGGTTGTATTTCAGTAGTAGTCTTGTCTTGCATACCATAAAAGTTTTTTGATCTATACACATAACTTATTTCTTTTGTTTTGCCTAGTTGCACCAATTCACTATCTATTGCAGCAATAACTTGTTTGCCACGTTCAAGTATTTCAATAGTATCTTTATTAACCCACCTATCTGTGCCAACATTTCCAGCATACCAGTTTTCAACTGCTTGTCTTGTATAGCCTAAACCTAAAAACATTTTCTCAATGGTTGGTAGTTGGCAATTAAGCTCACATTCTTCAAAATAACTGTTTATTCTTTGTAATAACTCTTTGTTGCTTGTAACTGGTTTTAGCATTCCTTGTGCAAACAAACTACGTGCATTTTTAACCGCATTAGCAATAGCACCTTTCTTTTCTTCTTCTGCTGTTGGTGGAAAAGTCAAACTTGAAATATCATTTTTCTTTTTAATCTTAATAGTTTTAGGCTCTTTGCTTTTTTCAGTTTCTGGTTTAGGCTCTGGTTTTGGTTTTTCTGGTGGCAACTGTTGTGCTACAAACTTTTGGTCTAAAATACCAGTAATATCAATATCAATATCATTCATCGCTTTCCACCTTTTCTTCCTTTACAAATCTTTGTAAATACTCAACTACTTCTTGAAATGCTTGCTTTCTAGCATTAGCTTCTATATAAGCAATAGGGTTTTTAATACTATCAAAGTTGATCCCACTAATTGCACCATTAATATCATTAATAATTTGTTGTATATCGTTCATTTTTCTATCTCCTTAACTTCTAATATCTCGTATAAATAACAATTTTTTCTGTTGTATAGTGTCTTAATTCCACTTAAATCGCATATGTCCCAATCGCCTACGAAAGTCTTTTGTAAATATTCTTCTGCTCTATCTAGTGTAGGAAAACCTACTGGCATTATTTTTGTTTCAAAAGGGCAAACGCCATCACGCCCAGATGATTTAATCACAAACATCTTTATCCATTACCCCCATTCTTCTCATCTTATTAAATGCTTTTGCACATTCGCAGCACTCTTTTCTAACATTTTGTGGTATTCTACAAGTGCCAATACTTTGCCATTTGCAAGCCGCACAATACGCCATTAAACCACTACAATCTCTGTTATACTTTTTACTTTCTAACCATTTCCTTTTATCTAACTTTGCTTGTAAATCATTTAGTTTTATCATTGTCTTTATCTCGCTTATATGTGTTTATTAGTTCTTCAACGTATTCCATTCCAACAACAATGCTGAAATTAGGATCACCTAGTGCAAATGTTGCTTTGCCTGTTTCATCTTTCAATATCTGGATTAATACTTTTGTTTGATTAAAACCTACCATTCCATCGCATTGCCCAGTCCATATTTTATTGTCTGGATTTAATATTCCATTTGATCTTTCAATTCGCATAATTCTCTCCTTGCCTGTTCGGCTGCTTTTCTTTTTAGATATTGTTCGTGTTGATAATCGCTACGTGGTGGTTTAGGTCTATTGACTTCTTCTTGACTTGTAAAACGATTATTCCATTGTTCTTGTGTCAACTGTCTTTTTTTGTTTCTAACAATGTAATCTGCTACTTGTTGTTTCAGTAATTTCTTTACATATTGCCCATCTAAATCACAGTAAAGTCCAAATAACTCTTTGTGGTTAAAAAACCTTTCACAGCTCTTAAAATGCTTTTCAGCAACTATTAAGTGGTGTGGCATATCTTCTGGTTTAATTACAACGTTTGCAAAAAAGTGTTTGACAACTAATGCTTGTTTATAATCTTTAACAGCCTGCTCTACTACTGCCGCCGCCATAAACGCATAACATTCATATTCTTTTGTCATTCTCTTTCTTTTCTCCTTCAACTATTACTTTTGTTACTGCCGCTGCAATATAATCCAATATTTCCATTTTTTTCTTTTCATACTTGTAAATACTATCGGCGATAAGTGCGATTAAAACTGCACCAATTACTACGCCTAAAACTGTTAATATAATGTTTGCTGTTGTCATTTTCCTTTCTCCTAAAATGGTAGGTCGCCATCTTCAATATCTATTTCTTCAAGACTATGAGATTGTTCGTAGTGCTTATACCATTTGTATTGTTTGTTTTCATTTTGATAGTTAAGAAAACGTTTTGCCGATGGCTCAAAATAAACGCCTATCATTGATCCATCATCGCCCCATTCTCTATCTTTCGCTATCTCAATTAGGTTGCTGTATTGAAACGCTATCTCGCTATCGTTCCAGTCAAAATACTCTTTTGCACGTATCTTGAAATCGGTTGTTACTCTATGCACTAATAAGACTGTATCGGCTGCATTGATAATGTCGCCGCTGCCACCTACATCTTCAATACGTGGTAGGGCTTTTATCTTGTTTGGGTGTGCTACAAGTATTAAACATAAGTTGTTTGCTTGTGCATAGATCTGTAAATCTTTGACAAACCTAGATTGCATTTCCCACTTGCTATCAAACTTTGCATCGGTGTCTAATTTCATTAGGTTATCAAGAATTACAAACTTAATATCTGGTCTTGCTGTCAGTCTTTCGTGTATGTCCTTTTTTACCCTGTCAATGTCAAAACTCATATTGTCATAAATCTCTAATTTCTCGCCGATCCACTCATCTACTGCTTTGACATCGTATTCATCTTTTGGTGTAAAAAACTCTTTACCAGACAAGCTTATTTCACTCTTTAATCGGTCTTTTCCAAGTGCTTGTAAATTAAGCCATTGCCTTAATCTTTTGTTTGTCATTTCAAAAGAACATAACAATCCAGAAAAGCCATTATTGATGAAATTACATATTAAGTTTCCTATTAGTGTTGTTTTACCCCCTGCTCTCGTTCCAGTTATGATTATCAACTGTCCTAAACCTAGTCCAACTATTGCCTTATCAAGTTCAGTTATTCCAGTTGCTAGATAGTTCTTCTCATCAAATACAGCATCGCCAATCTCTGTGTATTTCACGAATGCCATAATTTTTATACTCGCATTTTTATACTATGCTTTTCTCCTGTTTGTTCCTTCTTCAAGTATTTCTTGTAGTTAACAATTAATATCAATGTTCCTAATGAACGTTTGCTTGAATATTTGATTATTTTTTCTTTTTCCAGATAAGTTAGGAATAATGATGCTTTTTTATCTCCCCAACCCCACCTATAAGCTAAATCCTTAACGCTAACTACAATCTGTCCTGCTATATCTGCCATCATTATTAAGTCCAATAGTGCTTGCCCTTTGCCAAATGGTTTATCTAACCAATAGGGCTTTTTAGTGATGTCAGTAGGGATTACAATATGTTCGTTCATCGGTATATCTACCCCACGCCTTATCTTCAAAATAACTCTTTGCTTCATCTTCAATGCTTTCAATGAATTCATTCATTAAGTCAGTATCATCAAATATTATTTTCAAGATTAATTCACAAGTCTTTTCACTAACGCCTTCACGTTGCCTTTTAGTCATTTGACTGAAAATAAAATCAACCATAAAATCAAACATTTCATCTGTTGTTGGCTCATACCAAGTTTCAATCATTTGTCCGTTGTCGCATTGATCTGCATATTTGAATGTCATTTTTTATCTCCTTAAATGTTGGTTAATAACCTTTCTCTTGCTGCATAAACTAATATGCTATGTATCATTTTTGGACTATAACTTTTAGGGCAAAATATAATCGTGATATTAAATCTTGTTTGCCACGCAAGTAGTGATCCTAGTAAACTTTGTGTAGATAACTTGCTTGAATAGTTGTGTGTATATACATCTTGCCAGCTCGCATTTTCTACCAGTAAATAAACCTTTGTATTGTTTGCTTTGGCTCTTAAAAACTCTCTCTCAAATCTATCTCTATCAGCAGTCAAGTTTCCGCATATTTCATCTAAACCATTCTTCTTTTCAATGCAGAAATCTTTTTCAAAAGTCATATCTCCAAGTTGGCAAGCATAGTCGCCTATGTCTAATTTTCTGTTGATATATTTAACTTGCTTGTCATCAAAATACTTGGTAATATGCTCGTTTACTTGTTCTCGCCTATCTACAATAAAAGTTAAGTCCTTTAATGCGTTATTAAGTTCAGTTTCTGTGTAGTGTTTATACATAGTCTAAAAAGGCATAAAATCTTCTTCGCTTTCTTCTAAATCTTCTTCTTCATCTGCATCAAGTTCAGTAAACTCTTGTCTTTCTGGTGCATCACCGATCCATTCTGGTAAAGCTTCTTGTTTCTTTGCATTGATGAAATACTTGATTTTGAGATAGCCATTATCATCATTAATGTAATGTGCAGCCCCCATACAACCTACCCAAGTCATTAAATTGAAATTGCCTTCGCCAATGCTTGGAAAACTGTCAAATAAGTCTGTTGCATTTTTGTTAAAGTATTCGTTTTTAACCATATAGTATTTGCAGATAATTCCACTTTCACTTTGTTTTGTTGTGATAGTAATCATAGGATTTCCTGCTTTACTTACACTTTCTTCGGCGGCTGTGATAACACATCTTGCATCGCCTTCAATACCAATATTTGTTTCTTTCTTTTCTCTTGTATAGTTCCAGTCTGTTGCCATACTTATTTCTCCTTTTTTTCTATAAAATTAATAAATTGTTCTATTCTTTTAGAGAATGCTGTTCTATTTAATCTACCCTTAACACCAAGCCCATAAAAGAAATCGTTTTTTGCTCTATTTACGATATAAATGTCTTGTTGAAAATACTCTTTCAAAAGTGGCTTAATAGGCTCTTTAAGCACATTATGTCCGTTAGCACTTGCCCACAATGTAAACTCTCCAAAAATGCAATCTGCATCGTGATAACTCTCTCTATATTCTTCGTGATATATTTGCATCTCTTTTTCACTCGCAAACTCTAATGCTGTTAAATCTGTCATATTTCTCAAAACACCAATTTTGTGTGTATATCTCCATCAAATCGTATTTACGTAAAAAGTTAAAAAACTCTTTAATTTGTTGCTCTATTGGTTTAACCATATCTGGCGTGTAGCTCTCTTTGTAAACATAATCTCCATCGCATATAACGTATGTAAACCTATATGCTTCTGGCACTAACTTGAAATACATTGCAGTCTGTGGGCTATCAAGATATTTATTTAAGTGATAAGTTTTAGAAAACTTTGTGTCATATATTTGACCTGCGTGTAGAAAGTCTAAAATGCCTTGTAGCAATATTCTCTTTCCATCAACATAAATTATCTTGAATAGTTCCACTTGTTGTTGACTGCCTTTAAGCAAGTCCACGCATTGCTTTACTGGATCAAACCATTCGTGCGTTGCATCTAATTCGTTGCCATCTAACCCTGCATTAACCATACCTTCAAACTTTGTGCCATCTAGCATTGCTTTGTTTGGTTGAATAGGTTTTCGTTGCAACGTGTCTAGGAAATCTGCATACCCATCATCTCTCTTAAAAATGTAGTTGTATGCAGATAATAGACTTTGCGTGATCCTATACGTTTTCATTGTTATAAATGTATTTCTTGTTCTCTTTATCGTATGTAATGTGTAAAGCTGCTAATCTCTTTTTAAGCATTGCCATTAACTCTTTTTCACTTGTTAATGCGTGTTGTAAACCTTTAATCTTGTTGATACATTCTTCAACACTTTCTGGGTTTTCAACTAACTCAATGAAATCTTCGCCAAATGCTAATGCCTTTTCATAAATTGCTTGTTCTTGGTCTAATTGCTTTGTTTCATTTTCAAGATTTTTTCTAACTTGCTTGAATAACTTTGTTAAGAAATCGTTAGGCTCACCTGCTTTAAGTTCTGGTAATTCCATTAAACCTTTAATGCCATAAGCACCTTTTGCATACCAGTTTTCGCAAGGACTAAATGATAAATATCTCTTGTTATCTTGAATAAAAAGTCTTGCACCCAAATCGGCTGGTTGCCAAACTAATGTCTTTGCACTACCTTCTGCAATAATGTCATAGAAAACATTGTCGCCATCACGTTGTGTGTATTCGTGGAAAATGAAAATTGTGTTCATAAACTTTGATCTAACATCTGCTGAAAAGTTTAAGAATAATGCTTTAAGACTACCAAAACCTTGTAAAGATAATGTTCCATCACTCTTTGCCATCTTTGGATTGTCTTTGATAATTTTTGCTTTCATACTATCAAGTAATGCACCAACAGTATCAATGATTAATGTTGTGTAACCTAACTTTGCAGCTTCATTAACATCTGCTAATATTTCTTCATAATCTTTTGCAGATGATGTGTCTTGTCTGTGTTCTGGGTTAACTCTTGCAATACCTTTGTCAGTATCTAAAACAAGTGGGTTTGGTGCAGAACAAGCTAATGTAGTTTTGCCAGCACCTGGTTGTCCGTAGACAACGATAACTAATGATTTGTTACTAAAATTGAGTTCATTTGGTTTTTGAATTGCCATTTTTAAGTTCTCCTTAATTTATTTAATTTATTTTTGTTTTGCTATAAACTTGTTTAAGTCATCTTGCGATATTCTGTATGTCCTATTATTGATATTTAGTGCTGGTAATTGCTTTGTTCTTAACCATTTCCAGACTGTTTCAACTTTTACACCGAACATATCGGCAATATCTTGTGGTGTGTAATATGTCATACTCACTATATATACCCCCTTATAAATATTTATTAATTTATATTGATTTTTTTTAAGTTAGCGACTAAACTAAAAGCAACTAAAACAAATAGAAAAGCCGCTAACCTATGGCTTAACAAAAACGAGCGAAAATTATTACATCAAATGGGCATTTGGTTGTATTTGCTTTTGTTAAGTTAGCATTAGTTTAATTGATAAAAATTAGGTTGTCAATAGTTTTTGATAAAATAATTTGGTTTTTTTAAGTTTTGTTTAGTAAAGGTTGGGTATTGGGTATGATTTTTTGGAAGAAATTGGATGAATTATGTATGCAAAATGGTATTGCACCGACAAACCTACCAAAGGTAGTGCCAAACTTAAATGTTACTGGTGCAACAATAACTGGTTGGAAAAATGGTGCAAAACCTAGACCAGATAAAATTAAAGCATTAGCAGAATACTTTCACGTGCCAGTTGATACGTTTAGTGAAGAAAGCATAATTCAATTAAGTGATTTGCAACCTTTGACTAACATTGATCCATTTCAAAGTCAGTTAATTGAAATCTATAATGAATTGCCAGCACAAAATAAGATAGAATTGTTATCTTATGCTTATAGGTTAAGAGATGGGGATAAGACACAGGGCTAACGGACAAGGAACAGCAGTCAAAGTAAAGACCAATGACTGGAAAGCAATAGTTATCGTTGGTTATAAAGATAGTGAGTATAAAAAACCTGTTCGTAAATGTAAAAGTGGCTTCAAAACTAAAAGCGAAGCTCTTGCATACTGCTCTATTTTACTGAACGATAAACTTGATAAACCAAAGTCTATTACTTTACTAGATGCCTACAATAAGTGGTTACCTACCCACCAAGCAAGTAAATCTACTATTGCTTGTTATGTTGCAGCATTTAAGATATTTGAAAGTTGCTATTACTACCCTATTAACAATATTGATATTGATATGCTACAAGAATGTGTAGATGATTGTCCTACTGGCGTTAGAACAAAGCAAAATGCAAAGGCGTGTTTGGGATTGATCTACAAGTGGTTAATACCAAGACAATATGTAGATAGCAACTTAAACCTTGCAACATTTTTGAAAGTCGGCGAGAACGATATGCAACATAAGTCTGGTTTTACATTAGACCAACTGAACGCCATAAAAAACGCCGTTGGCACAATTCCTTATGCAGACTTTATTTATTGCCATTGCTATTTAGGTTTTAGACCTAGCGAGTTATTAGCACTAACCTACAAAGACTATAACGAAAAAGAAAAAGCATTTATCGGTGGATCAAAAACCGATGCTGGTAAAAATAGAATTGTTACTGTTTCACCAAAAATAGAAAGTATAATTAGTTTACTTGTAAACCATTCTAACAATGGGTATATCTTTGGAAATAATGGAAAACAAATTGATATAAAGATATACAGAAAAGGTTTTTATAGTTGCCTAGAAAAGTTAGGTATTAAAAATGAAAACCACGAATTAACACCACATAGTTGTAGGCATACTTTTGCTACACTTATGAAAGCAATAGAAGCCAACGATAAAGACAAGTTAGAGTTAATAGGACACGCATCAACTGAACAATTAAGATACTATCAAGATGTTAATCTTGATGACCTACGCAAAATTACTGACAAACTTTGAGAGATTTCTACCTACACTTTACCTACACCTAAAATGCCAAAAAAGTGGCTAAATAGTGGCATTTGTCCTTGTATGGCATTCAAAAGGTAAGGGGTTCGAGTCCCCTTGCTTCCACCAAAAGAAAAGCCCACTATTTAGTGGGTTTTTTGCTACTATTTAGTGGGTTTTTCTATTGAGTAGGTATAATATGAAGGTTAATTTGACTTGCTTTATATTATGTTTGATTTATTTAACTTTTATGTTCTACCTACACCCCTACCTACACCTAAAATTGTAATGAAGATGGGGCAGATGGTTGTTCGGCAACTGCTGCTACTTGTTCTACTGGTGCTTGTTCAGCAACAGCGTGTGCTAGTTTATAAGCAGCAATTTTTGCTTGTTTTTCGGCTTCTGCTTTTTCGGCTTCTGCTTTTGCTTGTGCTTCAATTTTTGCTTTTTCTTCTGCTTCAATAGCTGCAAGAATTGCATCTTCTTCGGCTTTCATCTTTGCCAAAATCTCTGCATCTTCGGCTTCTTTTTGTCTTGCCTTTTCGACTGTGTCGCAAATGTTACCCAATGCCGATACAATTTCGTTATCACTATTTTTGCCGATAGCTTTTATATATTTACGTATAATAGCAAATAATTCATTGTCATAACCAAGATAAGCAATTAATACAGATAAACCTGCCCAAACAATAATTGTGAATAATATTTCAACAACTAAATCGTATGGTGCTGGAATGCCTGCAAAACCGTTAAAATGGCATAACGCAAAACCGCCTGCACCGCATAATAAACTATCAAGAACAATAGTAATAATTGTAGCAGGATTGTTCTTCAAGTTTTTACTCAATTTTGCAAAAAATGCTTTCATCGTTATTTTCTCCTTTTTAGATTTTTTTATTTGTTTTACTGCCTGTGTTGCTACAATAGGCAATACCTTCACTATCACTTTTGTTACTGGTCTTAACAAACTTTCTGCTTTCTTTGCTTGGACTGCTATTTTAACAGCCTTAAATAATGTTGCACCACTTGCTAGTGCTGCGATAATTTGCACCGAAAGATAAGATAATAAAATAGATAAAATGCCTGCTAGCAAGTCAATGACAGACAATACTATTAATTCAACTCTCTCTTTCTTTGTTGCTTCCATAATTAGCAAATAATTGGTTGTGGATCATTTTGTTCTGCTGCCATTTCTTCAATAGGGGTTGCATCAACTACTGGTGCTTCTACTGGTTTTAAGCCGACAACAAAACCTTCCAATTCTGCTTTTTCTGCGATAATTGCATCAATGCCTTCAAAGTTGCCTAATGCACTTTCAGCTTCAAGTAATGCTTGTCTTAAATCATTTACTTTATCTTTTGCTGCATTATAATCAACTAACTTTGCATCTCTTGCTGCAATTTCATTTTCTAAATAAGCAATAAGTTTTTCGTTATCCATAGTTTTCTCTCCTTTTCATTATTTATATGATGTGTAAACAGCCGAGAATAGTCATAACGATAGCAGCAACTACGATTAGGGCTAGCACAACCCAAACGGTTACTTTCAAACGTGGCTTTCTACCTTGTTCTGTTTCATCATACCTAACCAAAATGCCATCAATGGCATCAACTAGAAATCTAACAAAACCAGTTGGTATACCGATTACAATAACAAAAGCAATATAGAATGGTGCAAAGATACACATTAAAATTGTTAGCAACCAGTCTGGTATATGTTTTGTAACACCAAATGTTTCAAACAATAACTCAAACTTTTGCATTTTTGCTTTTTGTAATTCGGTATCAGCATCAATAGACTTTTGTTCGGCTTCCTTTGCTTTAATGACTGCCTTTGTAACGATTTCTTCTTTCTTCGCATCGCCTATCTTCTTAACTGTTTCGTTGTCTTGTGCGGCTGCAACTGTGGCGGCAAAGTCAATGACTTCTTCCGTTTGTTGTCCTGCCGATTTAGTTGTGTCAATAGCAACCTTAACATCACTTAATGTAATGTCAGTAATTGACTTTTTCTCTTTCTCTACTGCAACGATCTCGTGCTTTTCTTCTTCAACGATAGGCTCATTAATGGTAGCATCAACAATGGCTTGTTTTTCTTCAAGCTCTCTTTCGGCTTCCTTTTCACTTTCTATCATTTTCTTTCTAATGTTTTCTATTTTATCCATAGTTTTCTCCATAAAAAAATTATATATAATTTTTTAATACTTGTATAATGTTGAATTATTTCTTCTTTTTGCCACCTTTACAAGACATAATCTCACCCCCTTATTGTTCAGCATAAGTAAATGTTCCGCTACCACCATTTGTATAAAATGCTTCGTTTGCTAGATTTAATAATCCCACAGTATTATCACTAACTCTTATTGCTGGAATGCAATTTGCTAATGTATTACCAGATGTATCAATTACTAAAAACTTATATACATATAAATAGCAATAATAACTACCTGTATTAAGTCGCCCAATATTATATGTTCCACTAAAACCAGTTGTTGGGTTTTGATTGATAAATAAGCCATTAGCATATACATTTGGCGTGCTTGATTTTGTATATCTAACATTAATTACTTGCAAAGTAGTAAAAACTGCATTTGTATATGAGCAATCCATTTCTACATAAGATCCTATAGAACTGGTTGTTGCAGTTGCACCCCAATAAGTGGCAGTATTTCCGTTAAATCCCATTAATTGTCTTGTTGTCCTTGCCCCAAACTGACAAGTTGTTTCATAAACACCATTTGAAGATAATCCAGTATTTATGTATTGTGAATTGCTATCGTTTATAGTTATGTGTGCTAATGGTCTGTATAATGGCTTAAAAACAGTTGTTGTAGATGTAGTAGAATTAGCAAACTTTACTTCTTTAACAAACTCTCCAAGATACTTAATGCTATCAACTGGTATATCGGTTATTGGCACGCAAGTAAAATTAGTGCTAGTTTGATTTGGATAAAATGTTCCATTAATCGTATCAAATAAACCGCCTTTACCATCTGCTTTACGATAGACTGGAATAAGATTTCTAACAGCGGTAGAGCCAGTATATATTTTTACATTGTATATTTTTTGTGTATTTGTATAATACGCAGCTGTGCCACTATCATTTCTTGCACCAATAAAAATATATAAATTAGGCAACGTTGTGCTAGATGATGACATCGCATAATTAGTGCTATTTAATGTAAAAGTTTTAGTAGAAAAGTTTAATGTTATCGTATTGCGATTATTGTTTAACGAGCCATAATAACCTTGTGCTTGATATATTCCTGGATGATATTGACTACTCCAATAACCGATATGACATCTATTTGCAGAGCTATCAATACAACCGTTTAATCCGTTTTGTGCATTGGTATATTGTTCATCTATTGTCAATATTGTATTGCTTGCTGGTTTTACGCCAGTATTAACATATTGTCCGCCTTTTGTTTGAATATACTCACATCTTTGATACATTAAGTCTTTGCCTTTTAAGTCATAATTTAACTTAACACCTTTTACAGCACCAGCGGTGAACGTTCCTGTTCCTGCATTTGTCAAAAATGTATTAGTTACTGTGTTATATACGCCTAAAACGCTATCGCTTTTGCGTTTAACTGGAATTAAGAAACCAGTCATTTTGCCTTTTTTGTTATACGTTCTGCACCAATGAAACTTTAAGTAACCATACGAACTTAAATTATCACCATACGATGTATGATATGCACAGAATAGCATTAATTTATTACTTGAATAATAACCTGGCGTAAACTCATCGCCATTATGCGTTATTTTAATTTCACCATTAAGTCTATAATGCCTACCATCTTGCATAAGAATAAATGGCGTTCCTACTGCTGGGGCTGCAACATAACTACTAGCTGGCGTATTATAATCACATCTAAACCCACTACCTTTTGTATAATAAGCAGAAATACAATATTCGTTCCAAGCTTGTCTACAACACCAAAGCGTTTGTTGCCCAGTAATACTATCGTTTGATAATGTGCAACACATCTCTATTTTTCCATAACAATCAACTTGAATGTTTGTATTTATTCTTTGTGTTCCAGTAGTTTGTATGTATTCTAAAATGTCATAATCTTTCAAATCTAATGCCATAAACCACCACCTATGCAGTAATAGTCAATACCCCACTTGCAAACGAATAAGAAACAAGCTTTGTTGTGCAAGCAGTAATCGTGCCAGCATTCATATAAACTGGTGTAGATGCACTACCGACTGTTGCCGAACAAGCGGAAAATGTTCCAGCCGAACTTACGTATACTGGTTTTGCTGTGCCACCTAATGCACCTACTTTTGTTTGATAACTAGCCAAACTTGCAGTAGTTGCAATTCCAGTAATAGCACCACTATTTCCATTAACCGAACTTACATACGATGTAGGAACATTTAATGCAGTTTTTAATTCATTTGCAGTTATATTGTCTGTTAAATCAATATTAGCAATAGTTCTTGAGGTTGGAACATAACCGCTCAAACTTTGATGAGATGTTAAAACCGTTCCTAAATCAATAGTTCCATTTGTAGTTATAGTGCCTTTTACAGTATTATTCATTTTAACTGCTACTGATGTTACAGTTCCAGTATTAGTAGTATATCCTTTATTTGTAACCCACGTTTCAGTAGCATAACCGGATAAACTCTGATGTTGTGTAAGGAATGTGCTACCTTTTGTAATAGTTA